ATCAGTCTACTCCTACCAACGAAAGTTGAACAGGACATGACATCAAAGGTAATGATTCAAGACCAGTTACTTCGAGGAAGTCAATCAGAGGAGTGACTAAACCCCGAAAGGACCTTGAAAGCCTCCAAGAGACTGATTTCAAGTCAGACCACATGAAATCATGCGGGTCTGCACCTTGATCAGCAGCTCTTGATATCAAGAACTGGCGACGATTGCGCAGTCGAATCATAGGATTCGCCTGTCTATTGTCAGCATCATGGAGGAGGAGTTGAAGTCTGTACGCATTGGAGATCGTCTCGATGATTTCATCAAGATTGACTAGACCTAGCCGCTGTTTAACAGCGCGGAGGTCTCGGTGGTATTCCGCCCAACCAATGTAATCAGAACGTTCAACGATTTTGCTTTCATCGTAGACCATGAGGGGCTCATATGAGCCATCCTCATCGCTACCATGAGGTAACTCTCTGAACAGGTCAAGGACTCGACGCAGAATACTGCGGAGTTCTTGAGCGCCATCATCATCATCAATATCTTCAGATATAAAATGATATTTGATGTCGAACAGAGTTTCTTCGTCGACGGACTTCAGATAAACCACTGTGGATCTATCCTCGTCGGGAATGTCGAACTGGATATCTTCAAGATAACTTGAAGGATGATCCAGTCCGCCCATAAACTCAGGAAACGCAGGAACGAGATTATATCTTTCGATACGGTCTCGAATCACTGTATTCATGTTGATCATAAGATCAACACAAGCACAGGTCCTCTCAACGAGCTCCTGGTCCTGAGATTGAAACCTTAGACTACTTGAGATTTGTCGAATACGACTAAGGATTGAATTCAATCCACTCTCTCTAGTAAAAGGATTAAATAATCGTGGCTTGAGGCAGTCTAGAAAGACCCAACCCCAGGTCGTGATATCACGAAAGCATGACTCCTCAGTGAACGTTCCGAATGATTCAGAAGAATAAAACGTGGACTCACTGGGTATCAGGCCGAATATCCTATAGAAGAGTACCAAGTACCTCCTAAGGAATCCGACCGGATAATCATTGAAATCAATGAGGTCATCCCCACTTTGAGAACTGAATGGATCGAATGGAGAACTCTCCACATTATCCAACCAGTCCTGGATCAATTCTTGATGGTGAAGGATGAATTCATCCGCGTCATATGACGTTTCACCCTGGTACCAGCTGAATTCAGCCGCCAATTGATCGACATAAGTACGGACAATGCCACTCATGACATTAAGGAACGTACCTGAGAGACCTTCACCCATCATGATTCCACAATTGTGGACATGATCGTTCGGCTTATGCCGATGATGAAATTCTCTATTAGAAAGAGCGAGATCAAGGACAAAGTCTGAAAATTCAGACAAATGTCCCCGTAGGGTGACACGAACAAATGTTCGGAGGACATCCTCAACGCCTTTACGGTAAGGAGAATCTGTGGCGGTCGTAAGATCGACAGATTCACAAGTGGAATGGAAGAAAGATGGATATCCATCCGAATCCAGACCAAACCTAGATCCGCTAATACTGACCATCAAGTCATATAGTTTCACTGAACTCAGTAATCCTATCTTGATGGCTGGGTCACGCCGAACAAAAGGGTCCAGAAGATGCCTAAGCATGATCTGTAACAATGATACCGATAACGGTATGATTGTAATGACCCGAGCCTTAAACCCTTCTTCTGAAAGGCTTTCGACCCTGCTCGGTAGAGTTCCAGTGAAAAGAATTTCAGGTGGACTCAGACCCAAGGATATGAAAGGAGAATCAGATGTGGTATCACCTCTGAATCTCTCTTCGATATCATGAATAGCCCATAACATTCCAAATAAACCAAATCTTTGGTCAATGAAATCGTGTCCAATGTCGAGGTACAAGCAGTCCGAAATCGGACGGCCTTCCTCCCAATCATTAGGCAACAGGGCAATGTTACCGAGGATGTCATAGAGCGGCCCAGAGGGGCGATACGGGACGATATCGTCTATCGTGAGGTAAATGAAGTCGTTTACCACCTTCTCTATGATTTCCCCAAGCTTCCCATCGTTGCTCCTGCTGGAGTCAAACGAGGAATTCGTACTAGTAGACCACCATGTTTGGCAGGGGATAACCCCACCGCACATCCGGGCATACTTAGTAGTGATATTGGTAAAATCGAACTCCCAAGGCCAAAGCCTAGAGGTAGTATCGAAGAATGCTTGGAGTGACTCTTCACACTTCGCATCATCTGCAAAAGGTGCAGTTCTACCAATATTTGCAAACGGGTTTACCTTACGAGCCATGATTAATCCTGGATTCGGTAGTAAACTCCGCACGTAGCAAGGAAACAACAGGAACGGGGGAATCCCCACCTTGTCTCCTAGTCTATCAATGACTTGAGATATCTCAGGTTCAGATAGACCAGCTTTACGGAAGGCAAAGCGACAATTCTTCGACAGCTTGCAATAGCCCACTGTTGAAGTATCGTAAGGGTTATTCGAAAGAATAGACCTCACCGCATTTGACCAACCCTTTACAAGAGAAGCGAGTGCCTTCTCTCCGCCGTGCGCAAACGTGCGCTGCATGAGAGTAGACACATTCTCCATATCATCTACCGGAGCACCAGTATACAATAATGTACACATGAGGCACGTCCAAGTAGGAGTGTGTTCCACTGAAGTGGGAGGCATGTTTGATGAACTTAACGTTTCGGCCTAGCCCTGTTCGCCTTTCGACGAGAGGGGGAGCTTAATTAATTGAGCTTTCGCGCACGCGACTCAGATATCTGATACACACGAGACGACTAACAATTCATATGAATCGTAGCTATCTACGAGGCTTTATACGACAGTCTAAATAATTAGGCTGTCAAAG